CAAAAATTGATTGGACGCATGTTTGGTAGCTTTATTGAGTTCAACTGGAATCCAACAAAACACATGTTTACAATTTTACAGCGTCCGTTTGCCACTGGTGAACAGATCTTATTAAGAACACAAAACTATCGCCCTGATTTTGTACTGCTACAAGACATATATGCCAAACAATGGCTATATGATTACACATTGGCAACGTGTAAATTAATGTTAGGCGAAGCACGCTCTAAATTTGCCAGTATTGCAGGCCCACAAAGCGGTATCCAATTAAATGGCGCTACCCTTAAAACAGAAGGTACTGCTGAAATCACCCAATTGGAAAAAGATATTGGAGATATGATACCGGGCGGTACTCCAATGACCTTCATTATTGGTTAAAAACTTCTTGACCTTGTAATAAAACTGTTATATACTAGAGTTACTTTCAGGAGGCTCTATGATTATAGGTGTGTGCGGTTTTATTGGTTCGGGCAAAGACACAATTGCCGATTATCTTACTAACTTTCACGGCTTCCGACGAGAAAGTTTTGCAAATTCACTTAAAGATGCAGTAGCACAAGTGTTTGGTTGGGATAGAACCATGCTAGAAGGTCGCACAAAACAAGCCCGTGAATGGCGAGAACAAGTGGACCCTTGGTGGGCAGAACGTTTAAAGATGCCTAATTTAACCCCGCGTCTTATGTTACAACTTTGGGGCACAGAAGTATGCCGTAGAGGTTTCCACGACGATATCTGGATTGCTAGTTTGGAAAATAAACTTCGCAACAGCACAGACGATATTGTTATTAGTGACTGCCGTTTTCCTAACGAAATCAAATCAATCAAAGCGGCCGGCGGTATTATTATATGGGTTCGCCGGGGCAATTTACCCGAATGGTATGATGATGCAGTGAACGCAAATCGTGGAGAAACAGGTAATTTTGCTTGGGCCACTAGTCGTAGTAGACTAGAAAAAATAGGTATCCATGCTAGCGAAACTGCTTGGGTTGGAACTAACTTTGATGCAGTATTATCTAACGATGGTAGTATTGACGATTTATTTGCTAAGGTTAAAGATCTGGTACAAGATCACCCTGACGCCATTGGATCCCTTCCTTATGGAGAATCCGTTGACAGTTTGCACACACTGTCTTAAGATTAGTGTGTTTGCAGTTGTTTAGATCGCCGTCAATATGAAATACTGCAAACACTTCTTTATGCAGACTTTTAAATCCGCATTTATCGCAAATATTTTTTAATTTATATCCGGCGTGTTGCCATCGAGCTATTCCAACGCCGCGTAGACACGCACCACACACTTTTCTATAGTGTGCTTGCTCGTTTTTATAATAATTAATTGCTACTGGTGCTCTGCCGCACTTACAAAGTGGTCTCATATTTTATTTAAGCCTTTTCTGTGCCTTTTTACGGCTGTATACTAGCTCAAATTTGTAATTAATCTATAAATACAATTGAACTTGTATTCACCGGAGAGATAAACAATGGCACAATTAAACAGCCCAGGCGTAGCGGTTACCGTAATAGACGAAAGCTTCTATACTCCTGCCGCCCCAGGTACAACACCTTTAATTATCGTAGCAACTGAGCAAGATAAAGCAAACTCAGCAGGCACTGGTACAGCACCAGGAACACTAAAAGCAAATGCAGGCAAAGTCTATTTGATGACTAGCCAAATGGATTTAGGTAGTACTTTTGGTACGCCTATGTTTGAAACAGATGCTAGTAACAATCCAGTTCACGCAGGTGAACGCAACGAATATGGACTTCAAGCGGCTTATAGCTATCTTGGGGTTAGCAGTCGCGCATACGTAGTACGTGCAGACGTAGATTTAGGCGCATTAATGCCAACAACCACTGCACCAGCAGGCGCTCCAGTGAACGGTGCATGGTGGTTTGATACAGCAGATTCAGTATTTGGTATTTTTGAATGGAACGGTACAACTTTAACCAGCACTAGTGTAGGTTCTCAAGCGTTTACTAACAAAATTCCAACAATTATTAGCAGTACAACACAGCAAGTTGGTGGAACTAGCAGTGGTGACCCACTGGCAAGTATCGGTTCTATTGGTAGTTACGCATTGGTAGTAACTGCAAGTCCATACAAATTATTCTTTAAAAACTATCAAGGTACATGGGTAGTGGTTGGTAGTAACAACTGGACTAAATCTTGGCCAACTGTGCAAGGTGCGGCTCCAACAACAATTAATACTTCAGATACAATTACGATTACAGCTAGCCCAACTCCAAGTCAATCAGTTACAGCAACAGCAACTACAGCGGCAACTACTGTTACTGTAACAGCAACAGCCATTACCAATAACATTATCACAGCAACAAACACATTTGCTGGCGGCGAAATTGTTTCTTTTAGTAGCAGTTTTGCTGGTGTTACAACTGGTACACGTTATTATGTTTTAACAAGCAATTTATCTAGTGCAGGTTTTAACGTTAGTACAACCAAAGGCGGTACAGCAGTTACTATTTCTGCTACAGGTGCGGCAAGTTCAACAGGTACAGTTACAAGTAATACAGTTAACGTAATTACAGCAAGTGGCGCAAGCAGTAAACTTATTCCAGGCGATACTATTGTGTTTACTGGCACAGGTTTTGGCGGCGTAGCTAGTGCAACAACTTATTATATCGTTCAAGTTAGCGGTAATACATTCAGTATTAGCACAACAGCAAGTGGTGTTCCGGTAACATTGACAACTGCTAGCGGCACATTAACTGGTTTAGAAACAGAAACAACATTGCCAGTAACTGGTGTAAACAGCGTTGCAGGCCTTGTTTCTAGTATTGGTACATTATTACCAGGTGTAACAGCGTCTACAGGTACAAGCGGTGAACTTGTATTGTATGTAGATGGTACAGTTGACAAGATCAACGTATCAGGCACAATGCTTACTGCATTAGGTATTACAGCTGGCGATTATTATTCACCAGCATTGGCAATCAGTGCCCATACTAGTGTTCCAACATTTAAATCAAGCGATACATATCCTCGTCCAACTGGTTCTGTGTGGATTAAGACAACGGATGCTAATTTGGGTGCGAGTTATACAGTTTACAATTACAGCACAGCTACTAATTCTTTCGTATCAATAAATGCTCCAATTTATGCTAACAGTCAAACAGCATTATACAATTTAGATTCAGCAGGCGGCGGATTAAACTTAGCGGCAGGTTCTGCATACGTTAAATTTAATGATGCTGAACAAACATTCTGGGAATCCGATACTAATACAACTACTGGCACATCGGTACAACGTTCGGCACCTGCATTAGCAACATTTAATTTGTATACTCGCGCTAATGCTGGAGCAACAACAATCACAAGTAAAGTTGTTGGATCGAGTGTTACAAGTACATCTACTACATTTGTAAATTCAACATCATATACATTTACAATGGTTGAAAGTTTACAAGGTAAAGCAACTTTAAGCAGTTCTAAGACAATTTCTTTCACTGGTTCTGGCGGTTTGGCAGATGCAACAACTATTGCTGGTTTAATTAACGCGGCAGGATTTTTAAATATTACAGCATCTGTCGGCGGCACTACTGCTTTACCAACTATTGTTATTAGCCATAAATTAGGCGGTGATATTCGATTCTTAGATGGTACAAACACTCCATTATCGTTGTTGTTCACAGCAGGCACAACTACTAACTTGTATGCACCACCATCAGGCGAAACAACTTATACTTTTGGTGTAGCAAGTAACTGGAAAGCAGTATCATTACTAGCGGCAGGATTAACAACTGGCGCAACCCCTCCATCAACAACTACAGCAGATGGTACTATCTGGTACAACGCCAGTGTTTCTGAAGTTGATATTCTTATCAATACAGGCACTGCATGGACTGGTTATAAAAACGTTATAACAACATGCGATGCAAATGGGCCATTTGTTCAAGCTACAAAACCAACTGTACAATCAGACGGTTCTACTCCTTTGGTAACAGGTGATTTATGGATCGACACAAGTAACTTAGAAAATTATCCTTCATTATATCGATATAGTAGTGTTACTAAGAAATGGATCAACATTGATGAAAGTGATCAAACAAGTGAAAACGGTGTTGTATTCGCAGACGCTCGTGCAGGTACAACTGGTGGTACAGCTACCGTTGCTCCTACAGGAAGCATCGTAGACTTGTTAACAAGTACATACGTTGACTTTGACGCTCCAGATCCTGCACTATATCCAAAAGGTATGTTGTTATGGAACACACGTCGTAGTACATTTAACGTAAAACAATTTAAACAAAATTATGTCGATCTTACAGTTCGTAACTATCGTCAGTCTGCACCAGCAGGTGTTAGCCAAGCAACATACTATCCACATCGTTGGGTAAGTATTGCGGCTAATCAACCAGACGGCACAGGAACATTTGGACGTAAAGCTCAACGTGCCGTAGTTGTACAGGCATTACAAGCGATGATCAACAGCAATCAAGCTATTCGTGACGAAGATTCATTGTTATATAACTTGTTAGCTTGCCCTGGATATCCAGAAGCAGTTAACGAATTGATTGCATTGAACTATGACCGTGCATTGGCCAGCTTTATTGTTGCAGATACACCGGCTCGTTTACCTAGCGATGCTACTAGCATTAGCAACTGGGGTAATAACCGTAAAGGCGCAGTAGACAACAACGACAACGGATTAGTAAGTACAGATCCATATTGTGCTTTTTACTATCCATGGGGTTATTCAAGTGACAACTTAGGCAACAACATTGTTGTTCCACCAAGTCACATGATGTTGCGTACTATTGCATTAAGCGATAATGTTAGCTATCCATGGTTTGCACCAGCAGGAACACGTCGTGGCGGTATTACAAACGCAAGCGCAGTAGGCTATGTGGATGCACAATCTGGTGAATTCCAGTCTGTAGCACTAAACAGTGGACAACGTGACACATTGGCTAGCATCCATGTTAATCCGATTACCTTTATCAGTGGTGCAGGATTGGTTGCTTACGGACAATACACACGTCAATTGGCCGCAAGTAGCTTGGATCGTATCAACGTAGCTCGTTTAGTTGTCTACTTACGTAGACAATTCAGTCAGTTGGCTAAACCATACGTGTTTGAACCAAACGATACAATTACACGTAACGAAATTAAACAAGCCGCTGAAAGTCTATTGTTAGAATTAGTGGGTCAACGTGCTATCTATGACTACTTGGTAGTTTGTGATGGTACTAATAACACACCAGCTCGTATCGATCGTAGTGAATTATACCTTGACGTAGCGATTGAACCAGTTAAAGCGGCAGAATTTATTTACATTCCTTTAAGACTTGAAAATACTGGCGCTATCAAAGGTCTTGGAAAATAACGGAGAAAACACATGGCAATCGCAACATTAGCTAATTTTACAGTACCATTAGCATCAGATCAAAGCGCAACATCGCAAGGCATGTTAATGCCAAAGTTAAAGTACAGATTCCGTCTGTCTTTTGAAAACTTTGGCGTAAGCACACCAACAACTGAGCTAACAAAACAGGTGATATCTGCCGCTCGTCCAAACGTGCAGTTTGAAGATCAAACTATTCACATTTATAACAGCCAGATTCACTATGCAGGCAAGCCAAAATGGCAAACAATCACAGTTAAACTACGTGACGACAGCACAGGTGCTGTTAGCAAGTTAGTTGGCGAACAGATGCAAAAGCAGTTTGACTTCTATGAGCAATCAAGTGCGGCCAGCGGTTTAGACTACAAATTTGTATTACGTATTGAAATGCTTGACGGTGGTAACGGCGGCAGTACAGTTAACGTGCTTGAAACATGGGAATGTTATGGCGTTTATGTCCAACAAGTTAACTATGAAGCACTAGATTACAGCCAACAAGGTCCTGCAGAAATCACATTGACACTACAAATGGATAATGCGGTACAAACTCCAAGCGGTTCAGGCGTTGGATCAGCTACAAATATTAGACCAACAGTAGGCGGCACGCTATTAACTGGCGGCGGCAGATAATAAAAACCCGCTAAGGCGGGTTTTTTAATGGCTAAATATTTACATGGCCAATCAAAACAATAAACTTCTTGCAAATAATTCAAGCACTGCTACCTTACGAGATTGGCAACATGCCGCTCGTATGTTCACGGATAGTAACCAGATTTACGGCCCAAAGCAAAAGTTCTTATTCCATGTAGCATTTCATATTAATAAAAGTGCATTAAAAAATATAGCTCTTGGTACAACATACAGCACACAGATTAATATGCTGGTTAAAAGTGTAAGTTTGCCTAAGTTTACTATATCAACAGAAGTTGCTAATCAGTATAATCGTAAAAAAAATATACAACAAAAAATAACCTATGATGCGATTACTCTTAAATTTCACGATGATAATTTAGGACTTGTTAATCAGTTATGGCAAAATTATTATGGTTATTATTATGCTGATCCTGCAAGTGCAGGTGTACCCGGTGCATTTAATCGTACAGCAATTCGTAAATTTAATTACATTAGAACTGCGTATGGATTAGACAATGGATCCACTGCTCCATTTTTTGATTATATCACAATTTATCAGATGGCTCAAGGACAATATGTCAGTTACAAGTTAGTTAATCCTATTTTTACTAGTTGGAATCATAATCAAATGGACTATGCAGGTCAAGGCCCACACGACAATGATTGTACAATTCAATTTGAAGCAGTGGAATACGGTAGCGGAAAAGTACAAGGCGGCGATCCGGAAGGATTTGGATTACAAAATTACGATCAAGTACCTAGTCCGTTGAATCATGCAGGACAAACTATTGCTACATTAAACGATATAAGCACAACACCTAGCTTAGAAAATATTAATACGATTCCTAACAATAAATCTAGCATTGTTAATAATTCAGTACAAACAGTTAATAACTATCAAAATAATAAAACTCCCACAACAAATACTAATAATGTAGTAGATTTAAATAAAACGTCGGTGGCAAATAACAGTACAACTGGCATTAATTTTGCCGGAGCAAAAACAACAACTTCCACAACCACTGTGGCTAAACCTAGATAGAGAAATTAAATGAACGGAACAAATTTACCAGTACCACAAATATCTACAGATAGTACAGAACCAGTTAAACAATTTTTTGATAAATTTTACACTCGTCCTGTTAGCTTTCCAGCCGTTCAAATAGATGCCGTCGTTAGTTTTTTCCTTAAAAGAGATTTTGATCAGGATAGCGCACGTAGCACAGCCATCGTGCTTTTAAATCAAGCACGTATCGACAATATCGACGTATTTCAAATATTAGATACTATGAAAGCATTAACAGATTTACAATTAAGTCAAGTTGTTGCGCAGATATTAAATGGTTACAGAGAAAATACAAGTTTATTAGGATATCGTGTGGCCAGCATAGAAAATCCTTTTGAATCTCGTAATATACTAATATGAGTTTAAAGTTTGCCAAGGGTAAATTTACTATGACCCACCCTGAAAAATATGTTGGGCTTACTACGCCAACATATCGTAGCAGTTGGGAATTAAGTTTCATGAGATTTTGTGACACCAATGTTAGTATACAGAAATGGGCTAGTGAAGCCGTTAAAATTCCCTATAGAGATCCGCTAACAGGCAAGCAAACAGTATATGTACCAGATTTTTTTATACAATATGTAGATAAAAAAAATAACGTAAATGTTGAATTAATAGAAGTCAAACCTGCTAGTCAAATGATTCTAGAACGTGTAGGTAAGAACAAATATAATCAAGCACAGTATATAAAGAATCAAGCTAAATGGGCCAGTGCAACTGCTTGGTGTAAACAACAAGGAATTAAGTTTCGTGTATTAAACGAAAATGATTTATTCCATCAAGGTAACGCATA